GATAGATTAGTGCTCAAGTATCATTCAGAAATGCCACTAACAAAAGTACACGATAAAAATTTTGAAATTGATATTCGTGATACTGTCAAACAAATCACTAAACACTTAAAAGAAGAATATCGTAAAGTAACTAAAAGTGCTTTAAACATGAAAGAAGAAGGCGATATTGAAATTTTAGTACAAACTGCAAACCGTAGAACTTGTTATGTAAACGCAGCACAAGTCTATAAATTATCGGGCGTTGAAATAGATTCTGGTACTGATACAAAAACTAAAAAAGTTTATGATAGTGAACAAGAACAATTTGCAGATATTGCTAAACGTTGGCTTATGAACGTAAAATAAAATAATGTTATGTCATACAAATTATCTAAAGAAGAAATTAAAAATGAAATATTAAAATGCGGAAAAAATCCGGCATATTTCTTAGATAATTATGCAAAAATTACACATCAAGAAAAAGGTATAATTCCTTTTAGAACTTTTAAATTTCAGAAAGAGCTGCTGAATGACTTTCACGATCATAGATTTAATGTAATTTTAAAAGGTCGTCAGCTTGGTATCTCTACAATTGTTTCTGGTTATGTCGCTTGGATGATGCTTTTCTACAAAGAAAAAAACATCCTTGTTATGGCAACAAAACAAAATACAGCTATTGAAATCGTAGATAAAGTCAGGGATATGATTCAGTCTGTCCCTGACTTTCTTAAAATAGCTACAGTACAAGTAAACAACAGAACAAAATTTGAATTAAGTAATGGATCAAAGATTCAAGGTACACCAACCAGCAAAGATGCTGGTCGTGGTCAAGCTTTGAGCCTTTTAATCGTTGACGAAGCTGCATTCGTTGATGATATGGATGATCTTTGGACAGGTTTATTACCAACTATTTCAACTGGTGGCCGTTGTATAGCTCTTTCAACTCCAAACGGTGTTGGTAACTGGTTTCACAAAACTTACGTTGACGCAGAAAGCGGTAAGAATAATTTTAAACCGACAAGATTACCATGGAATGTACACCCAGAATATGACGAAAGATGGTTTGAAAATATAACCAAAAATATGAGTCGCCGTGAAATTGCACAAGAATATGAGTGCAATTTTAATGCATCTGGTGAGACTGTTGTAAATCCTGTTGATATAGAAAGAATTAAAAATACTATTATTGATCCAAAATATAAAACTTGGGTTGATAGAAATTATCATGTTTGGAAAGAATACGAGGCTGGTGGTTCTTATATTTTAGTAGCTGACGTTTCCAGAGGCGATGGTAAAGATTATTCGGTTTTCCATGTTATAGACGTTAAAAGCATGGAACAGGTAGCAGAATATCAAGGTAAAGTTGATCCAGATAATTTTGCAAAGCTATTATTTGATGTAGGTAGAGAATATGGTAATTGTATGATTGTTGTTGAAAACAACAATATTGGATACTCAGTTATAACTAAGTTAGTTGATTTGTTGTATCCTAATATCTTTTATTCTTCTAAGACAACTAATGAGTTCATGGATTCCTCTATGGCTCAATATAGCAGTAATAGCGTTCCTGGCTTTACAACCACTCAAAGAACTCGCCCACTTATTATAGCAAAATTAGAAGAATTTATAAGAAATAAAATATTAGTTATAAACTCGCAAAGATCAATTAATGAACTTGAAACATTCGTTTGGGTAAACGGTAGACCAGAAGCTCAAAAAGGCTATAACGACGATTTAGTTATGTCTCTTGCAATTGCTTGTTGGGTGCGTGATACAGCCGTCATAAATAATGAAAGAAATTTAGAATATTCAAAAGCTTTTCTAACATCCATTACAAAAACTAGTAATTATCTTAACACATCAATAAATGGGATGAGACAATATGAATATTCACAAAAAATACAACAAAGCCAAAATACTTATAAAGAATTTTCTTGGCTATTAAAAGGTTAAAAAATGGCAAAACAGCAGAGTAACCCTTATACAAGAAATACAGTTACGAAAGCGCAAGAAGATATTTCTAAAAGAAATAATAGAAATAAAGAATCTCCTCTTTATACGGCATTAACTAGATTATTTTCTGGTCCTTTAGCAACATATCGTGAACAATCACAGATAAGATATAAAAGAAGAGATCTTGACCGTTTTAAATTTACTTCTGCAAGTGGTCAAAGCTTTAAAAAGAAAAGCTATAACCCATTTGAAGCTATACAAACAAATATTATGGCTAACCAAAGTCGTGCTGAGCGTTATAGCGACTTTGATCAGATGGAATTCATGCCAGAAATTGCATCTGCTATAGATATTTATGCTGATGAAATGACTACAAGTAACCAATTTAGCCCATTGGTTACTGTTGATTGTAAAAATGAAGAAATAAAACAAATATTAAATACTTTGCTCTATAAAACATTGAATGTTGAATATAATCTTTTTTCTTGGACAAGAACAATGTGCAAGTTTGGAGATTTTTTTCTTTATTTAGATATTGATGAACATTTAGGTGTTAAAAGTGTTCTTGGGTTACCATCTCCTGAAATTGAGCGTTTAGAAGGTGAAGATGAAAGTAATCCAAATTATGTACAATTCCAGTGGAATAGTGCTGGAATAACTTTTGAAAATTGGCAGATTGCACACTTCCGCATTCTTGGACAAGATAAATATAGCCCATATGGTACAAGCATTTTAGAGCCTGTAAGACGCATTTGGCGTCAATTACAGTTACTAGAAGACGCCATGATGGCATATCGTATTGTTCGCGCACCAGATCGTCGCGTATTTTATATTGACGTAGGCAACGTTTCTCCGCAAGAAGTAGAACAGTATATGCAAAAAGTTATTACTGGTATGAAACGTAATCAAATAGTTGATCCAAATACAGGTCGCGTTGATTTACGCTATAATCCAATGAGTATTGACGAAGATTATTATATTCCAGTACGTGGTCAAAATCTAACAAAAATTGATACTCTACAAGGCGGTAGCTTTGTTGGCGATATTGATGACGTTAAGTATTTAAGAGATAAATTGTTTTCTGGTTTGAAGATTCCACAAGCTTATTTAGCTCGCGGAGAGGGTCAAGCTGAAGATAAAACAATGTTGGCGCAAAAAGATATGCGCTTTGCCCGTACAATACAAAGATTACAAAGAGTTGTAGTTAGCGAATTAGAAAAAATAGCTATGATCCATCTTTATACAATAGGCTTTAGAAATGATGATTTATTAAAGTTTAGGCTTAAACTTAACAATCCATCAAAATTAGCAGAATTACAAGAAATTGAACATTTTAAAGCCCAATTAGGCGTTGCTGCTAGTGCCAAAGAGAACGGTTTCAGCAAGAGATGGATTTTTGAAAATATATTTAAATCATCCGATCATGATTTTGAAAGAATTCAAAGAGAATTATATTATGATGCTGGAATTATGAAAAGTCTAGAAGCAATGGGTGCGGAACAAACGGCTGGAGGCTCTGGAGCAACAGCTGGTCTTGACACCTCAATGCCATCTGGAGGAGAATCACCATTACCAGAAACAACCCCAGAGACTACGCCAGAAGCAGGAGGTGGAGGAGCGGGTGAAGAATCTCCTTTATTAGCCGCTCCAGCTAGAAGAGAAGATGGTTCTGTATTTACAGTAAAAAAACCACACTTAACCGCTGGTGCAAATGGTAAATGGTATACTCCAGTTGGGTCAGATGATCGCGGTGGCGGCGCAAGAACAAGACACTTTCAAGGACAATGGTCTAACGAATTAAGTTCACAAACAGATAGAAATGTTTTCAAGGGTCTTAATACTCTTGGAAGAGGAATCGCAGAGCAAACAGAAAACGATTTATACAAAAAAGATGAGGCTTTATTATTAGAAGTTGACCAAAAATTAAAAAGCCTAACAGAATCGTTAAATAAAAAGAAGCAAAGCGGAGAAAAAAATGATGAAACATAATAAAAAAAGAAATACAGCCTTTCTTTATGAAGCACTATTGCGTGAAGGAACTAAATCTGCAATAGAAAAAGATTTTGAAAAAGCAAAACTTATTAAATGGTTGATTTTTGAGCATTTTAATAAAAACTCTATTCTTTTTAAAGAATTAGAACTTTATCAAAGCTTAAAAGATAATACCATTGAAGAAGAGATGGCAGAAAAATATCTACAAGAGGTTAAAAGTAGGTATGATAAGCTAAATAAACAAACAATTTTTAACGAACAAACAAAATTAATTAATAAAATTAATAAATTATTAGGATTTACAGTTTATGATAATTTTGTACCAGATTATAAAGATTTAGCTTCAATATCCCAAATATTTAATTCTTCAACACCAATAAAAGAAAAAATTTTATTAGAAAAAACAATTTTAAGTAAAATAAAACTTGTAAAAGAAGATAAAGCTAAACAACTAATTGAACACAGCGATTCTTTGCTATTAAAAACATTCACTAAAAAATTTAACGATAGATATGGTGTTCTTTTAAACGAACAAAAAGAACTACTAACAAAATATATTAATTCTTTTGTTAATGAAGGGTTAGATTTAAAAATTTATTTGAATGAAGAAATAGATAGATTAAAAGATCAATTAAACGAGGCTTTAAAAGTTGAAGAAATTAGTTCAGATAAAAATTTGACAGATAGAACAAAGCAAACAATTGACTATTTAAATACGTTTAAGGAAGTAAAAGAAATTAGCCAAGAAATGTTGCAAAAAATTTTAAAGATACAACAGTTTGTTCATGAGGTGCAAAAATAATGATAAAAATCTCTATAAAAGATAAACAAACTGGGGTATCAAAAGAGGTTGCAATTTCAAAAACTCTTAGCGGTGATTATATGTTAAGAGAGCATCCCGATCTTGATATTATTGTAATGCCACAAAAAAATAAAGTTTTAGCATTACCAAAAGAAGAACAAAGTGATTTTATATATACTCTACAAAATAAACTTTTTAAGCATATGATAAAAAAAGGTGTTATTTTGCCTGAAAGTATACAAGCTGGAAATGTTTATGGTTCTTTGCAGGGCTTATATACCGCACAACCACCAGACGGACAAGATCCTTTACAAGTAGTTGTTTATACAATAGCAAATTTTATTGAAGATGAAAGACCAATCTTCACTTATGAAAAAGAATTTGAAGATGCGATGGAGAAAGAACTACTTAGACCAGATATTGAAGATTCTACAGAACTTGGAGAAGTTCCACAAGAACCATTCAAAGGCTCTATTCCAAAGTATGGTTTCCCAACTCGCGGTATTTACAGATACAATTACTAATAATAATTTTTAAGAGGATAAAAAAATGGAATTGGACAAAAAAGACTTAGAAAATCTTATCATTGAAAGTTTAATGGTAAGAGTCAAGAAAAAACAAGAAGTACAAGAAGGTATTGTTGGCGGTATCAAAGGTATTGCTGGCGGTGTTAAAAGCCTTTATAAAATGGGTTCTTTAAAATCAGACATTGAATCAACTTTAAAAAAAATTAATAGTGATAAACAAAATTTAGAAAAGCTTAAACAAAGAGCTGATGAGCTTGGCTTACAAACTTCAGACGCGGCATTATATAAAAAACTAACAGATGCTATTTCTGCAATCAGCGATACACCGGCTTCAGCA